CCGGAACGAAGCCCTTTTCTACCAGCAACTCATTTTTGAGCACGGCGAAGTTGGTCTGCAAGGTATGCCGTGCCACGGTAGGGACATACTCCTTCACGTGGATATCCCCGATCCCGCTTTGTGGCTCGACTCCGTAGTCATCTGAGCAATCGATCGACTGCATCAGGCCAACAGTTTGCCCGTCCATGGTGATGCGTAAATGGTTGCCCGTGCGCACCATGGTGTGTTCGCGTGGCATGACTCCTCCTTATGATGCGCTATAGGCGCCCAACGTGGCCCGGACGATCACGTAGTTTCCGGGTGTGACGACGCTGGCCCGAAACGAAACCGTGAGCAGCTCGCCGCTGATCTCTGCGCTTACGTCGCTGTAGGCGGGCTGGCTGCTATCGCCAACGAGGATCCCCTCGTTCGTCAACTGATTGAGCACTGAATTGGTCATACTGATCGCCTGCTGCGCGTAGAGCGGCCCTGAAGCCACCCCGACGAGTTGCGAGTCCAGCCGATCCCGGACGCTGACGACCGTGACATCCGCGGCGCGGCGGCTACTGATCTCCCGCTGCATCGCGTTCGCGCCGTCGCTGCGAGTGAGGATGCCCTGAGCAACGCGCGCGCCGCCGGTGCGATACACCTCGATCGGCAGTACACCCCCGAGCAGCAGATCATCAATATCCGACGGCGAGAGCTTGACCGCGGGGCCCACACAGCGCACGCTCTTGCGCGTAATCGGCTCCGAAATCGGCGATCCGGCGATCAGTCCCGCGATTGCCGCGGCGGTGTGCGCCGCGCCCAGCGTGACCAGCTCGCCCGCGCTGTTGTAGTCCTTGAGTGCCGGATAGGCAAGCACCATGCGCTCACTGTTGATCGCCTGGGCCCGGCTGATCGCGTCGGCTACGTCGCTGCCCCCGGCAGCCACACCGATCCGCTCGCGGTTCGCGCCCGTCTGGCTCATCAGCACACAGTGTGCGCTGATGAGCGCGTGCACAGCAGCGTCGGCACTATCTGTGCACACAATGTCGCAATGCTCGCCTTGCAGTGCTGAAAGCGCGTTGTCATAATCGTCTGTCACGACCGCGCCGCCCGACGATCCGCCGGTGAGGTAGCGGAAGGCCGCCATGTCCTCGAGTGCCTTCCCGGCGTGTGCCGCGGCGCCGCGCGTGGCAGTGACCAGCGAGGTTTCGGTGTTGAGCCAATCGATCACGGCCTGGTTGTGCGCCGTGAGCGTCTGCGCGCTGGCCTTGATGTTCGCATCCGTGACAAAATCCAGCGTGCTGCTGGCAGCGTCGGCACTCCCGATCACGCTGATCGCATAGTCGCCCGTGGCGATCAGGGCATCGGCGATCGCCTGTACCGTGCCATAGGTGGCAAAGGTGTACTCGGTGGGCGTCGCGTCGATGGTTGTGGTCACGCCGGTGCTGGCGACGGTGATCGTCGCGGTCGTGCCGCTGCCGGTGTATTGCACGCTCAGCATAGCGCGCTGAATGTTATCCTTCGAGGTCACGAGCGTACTATCCGGGCCCTTGACGCCGGCCTTGTAGCCTGCACTTGAGCCCGCCTCGATCTTGACCTGGATCTGGTTGGTATGCGCGCCATAGTCGCGCGAAACCAGATCGATCACGGTGTCAGTTGTCGCCGCATCCTGGATCACCGCACTCGCTTGCACCCCGAGATCAACGCGATAGACCAGCACCCGGTTCGCGCCCGGCTCCCCGGCGGCGGGACTGTAAAGCCGCTGCGCCAGCTCCACGAGGTTGCCCCCGCGAAACTGATCACGTACCTGATTGTAGCTGTTGCAATATGTCCATTCGCGCGGCGTGCCGCCCTCGCTGGTGCCAACAAGCGCGATCACGCTGGATGTGGTAGATGATGACCCGAGCGTCAGATCATCAATCACCACAGAAACGGTCTGGGGCGCAACAAGCAGGCGCCCCGCAGCCTGAACTGGCATGAGTCACTACTCCTTTATAGGGCGGGAGCGAAACGCCTGTAGCGCCTGCTCCAGCTCGCTGGGGGTGGCGGTATCGGTAGGGTAGCCCTGCACAAACGCATAGGCCAGTTGCCCGCCGATCTCGCGTCGTTCCATTTTTGTCGCGGCCCAATCTGCCACATTCACCTGCCGCTCGGGCGCGGTTCGTGGTGCGGATGAAGGGGCAAGGCGCGCGGTCGGGCCGGTGTACGCCTCCGGCGCGGTCGTGGCACCCTCCGGCGCGGCCTCGGTCGTGGTGGCCTCTTCAGTCGTTGCGGTGTCTTCACTCTTCTTCTTATTCACTGCTCGGATCCTCCGTATTGATCACCAGTACATCACTCGGATCGATCAGGCTCGCGCCGTCGTGATCCTCAAGCGTTGCATCGACAAAGGTGGTATACCGCATGGACACGACGCGCGTGTATGCTGGATCAGGCTGCGGATAGTCAGGCGCGGGCATGAAATCAGTCACGCTCAGCATTTGCTCAACGAGACCAATCTCTTCCATGGTCTTTCGGGCAACGAGGAGCGCCCATTTCACAATGGCAACCAACCACACCGTTTCGGTCGGATTGAGCGCATAGATCGCCACGTCCACCCCACCTGAAAACTGCGTGGTCATGGCCTCGTAGTACACAGCGCCATCCACGCGGTGGGCTGGCAGCCATTGGCCGCCGATCTCCTGATCGCCCGGATGACTGCCGATCAGTTGCATGCTCTCCTGTTCGGCCTTCGTGGTGATCGCTATGATCGGCATCGTCGGCGCGTGCATCGTCCACCCGAGTCGGGTCTGGATCTCAGCACTCGCCATGTAGGTCTTAATTTCGGCCCGGGTCGCCTCGGTAAGCTCGGCGAAAATATCATCAATATGCCCGGGCCGGGCGCGGATCTGTGCGAGCCACGCATCCACGTGCTGCTTGACCACCAGATCGGGCGCGATCATGAGCGCCTCCGGCGGCTGCGCGTGCTGCTGCTGTCGTCGCCTTCCGGCGGTTCCTCGGCGGTTTCCTCGGGCGCGTCCGCAGGCGGCGCGGCCTGTTTCGGCGGCTCTGGCTCGCCTGTCAGATAGTATTCATCCGCGGCGCGGCGGCGGGCGATCAGGGCATCCGCCGCCGCTTTCGGTACCTGCCCGCTGCCCGTCCCGATCTCGACGGGCAGCGTTACGTCATAGTGCTGCTGATCGTGCGTGAAATTCACGCGGCTATGATAGGCGGAATGCAGTTCCATTGTTAGCCCTCGCTGCTGGTGCGGCCAATGTTTTTGTAGACATACACCCGCTCGGGCGCCTTGATCACCAGCGTGTGATAGAGCAGCAGCAGGAATTCAACTGTCGTATTTACCACCGCAAGCGGCCACTTGGTTAGCGGTGCGAGTTGGGCGATCGCAATGTCCTGCGGATCCGCGTTGAAGAAGATCGCCGTGCCTGTGTCAGGGATAACCTGTCCTTGATCGATGTATTCGGGGTTGCCTGCACCAGGTTTCGGGATCGTCGCAATCCAGCGGGCGCTGCTCAGATCGTCGCTGATGCCGCGATAGATGCGGTAGCCCGTGGCCCCGGTGGGCTGGCTGGTGACGGTGATCGTCACCTGCTGCCCATCGCCCGCGGTGGGGGCGCTGGCGCAGACGCGGGCTACGTTTTCGCCGCTCATATTGAAGGCAGCAACCCAGTAGTAGTAGGTGCCTGCCTCCAGTTTGGTGAGTGCCGATGCATCGCTCGCGACCGCCGTAACCGCGTTCTCCGCGATCTGATCGGGCGCCCCCACGTCGGGAGCAGAAAGCGGCTGCGAGCCTTCTACATCCTCCAGGAAAATCGAATCGTCGATCGGAATGAAGCCGAACTGCGACTGATAGCCCTTGAACGGGGTGCCCGGGACGAGCATTCCCTTACCTGTTTCGCTGAGCACGGAGCGCTCCGTGTGGAGGATCAGCGACGCGAAGTGTTTCCGGACAAACGGCGATGCGAAGCCTTGCAGCCGATCGAAACCCAGGAGCTTCCCTTCGGTGAAGAGGTTATAGGCCAGCGTTTCAAGCGTATCGAACGTCATGGGCGCGCCGCGCATGTCGATGACATGCGTGCTGGCCTGTGACTCCATCTGGCGCCTGATCCCATCATAGTTGACAACCTGCCCGGACGTGTCATGGATCCGGCTATCGCCGTTCACGATGCCGCGCTCGACCTTGCTCAACAGGCGGATCGTCGTGTTGCGGTTTTCCTCCGCTGTCGGATCGAGCTGCGTCCCACCGGCGGCGCCCGCTGCGCTCAACTGGTGCGTGACGCCGCCCCGCTCGCCGAGGTAGCGGATCTCGGCAGTGTCGCGGCGATAGGTGGCGGTCGATCCCTGCGGCGCGCCGCCTTCGACAAACCCCGCGGTGCCGCGGATCGATCCGTAGTCCATCTTGCGGTTGTACTCGTACAGCCGGTTTTTGCTGGCGACACGCGGCACCGCATTGAACAGCTTGATCCAGCTCTCGGTAAAGAGCACCTCGGTTAGCGTCGGATCGAGGTTTTCCAGCCGGATCGGCTCGGTAGTTCCGGTGGTTGCACTTTTGCGGAGCGCGTTGATCTCGCTCTGGAGTGACTGCACGGCCTTGTCGCCGGTAAACCCGCCCCGCTCGCGGGGGTAGCTATCGCGGGCGATCTGGTCGAAACTCTTCACCAGCCGCGCGGGCTGGCCGCTGTTCTGTTTGGCGAGCACCTCTTGCATCATCTGCATGAGTTGCGCCCGATTCACCTGATTCATCAGTTTACACCTCCCGCGGCGTAGCCATGAATGAGCTGCCGCTCCTGATCATCCAATAGCGGATCGATCCCTGTCGGCCCCAGAGTATCGAGCGAACCCGCCAGAAACGTGTACCGATCCCGATCGATGTGGCCAGCGCTGGCTGCCATCACCAGCGCGCTACTCCACTGGCTCTTGGTGAGCCTGCGCCCGTTGCTGCCGTTCGGCAGGCTCTTGCTGAACATCATGCCCGGATAGGGCGATCCTGCGGGCTGTTCATCAAGTTGATCGAGCCGCTTCCGGATCGCGCGTAGCTCTTTCGCGACGGCGATCTGTGCCTGCGCCAGCGACTTGACCAGGCTGGCGGTCTCCTGCGCGGGCCCGAGTTGCTTTTGTAGCCCGCTCAGGCTCTTGGCAAACGCATCGCTCATAGTCAGAAGCACGCCCGACACCTCGACGACATCAGCCTCAGGCGTGGGATCGCCGTCGTCATCGAGGAGCCAGGATTTCAAAAACTGATCGCCCGCATCGTCATAGGCGCCCCATGACTTCTTACTCTTCGTCTGCTGCGCTGGCGGCTCCTCGTCTTCGTCGTCTTCTTCGTCGTCGTCGTCGTCTTCAAAGTCCTCATCATCGCCGTAGTCTTCGTCTGCCTTGGTCATCTTCGGCGCGCGGCGGCCCTTCTGCTTGCGGCCCTTGGCGACGGGCTGATCCTCGTCTTCCTCGTCGCCGTCGTCGTCGTCTCCATAGTCGTCGTCATCGTTGTCATCCTGCCCCTTGCGGGCCCGGGTGCTCTTCTTCGCGCGACTTTTGGCGACGGGCTGATCCTCGTCTTCCTCGTCGCCTTCTTCTTCGCCCGTCTCTTCTTCGTCCATGTCTTCGTCTTCTGGCGGCTCGTCGTCATCGGCCTTCTTCATGCCCTTCATGGCATTTTTCACGGCCTTTTCCAGCTGCTCCGGGGTGACGCCCTGCCCGTATGCGTTCAGGTCAGCGAGCGCCCGCTCTAGTTCATTCATAAGGGTTTCTCCTTACTTCAGTCCACTATCTATCAAGCGCTTGATCAGCGCGCTGGCCGCGTCGATCGGCATGCCCTTGCAGAGGTGCAAATGTTTGAGCATGCCCCCACGGCCCTGTTTGAATGTGCCGTTCCGGTTGTAGCACGCCTTGCCCGGCGCGCAATCCCCCCACAACACGCTGGTGATGGTCTGGTCGAGGTTTTCAAGTTCGATCGCGGGAGCGGTTGAGGAGGCCATGCTCTTGGCAATGGCCGCCCACGTGTTGCCGTTCACCGGCTGATGGGTAAGTGCCAGGTTCCGCACCTCGGATCGCGTGATCTGGCGTCCGCTGCGCTGCAATACCTCGCCTTCCACGCTCCACCCTAACTGACGCTTGCCGCCACTGGCCTCCATAGCCTGGGCAAGTTCCCACGCCGATCGGGCGCGATCGACGCTCTCAACATAGAGCCGACCCTTGACCCAGAATGAGCCTTTTTTGATCTCGGCAGTCAGCGGCTCGCCGATGATATTCTCGGGCCCGTCTTTGTGATCCCAGTTGATGATGCCCGATCGCAGCAGCGGAGCAAAATCCATGCCGCGCTGGATCACCTGCTCGCCCTGCTGATCCGATTGCTCATCCGAGGCAATACCTTCGAGGATGTATTGCTTCTCGCCGCGGTCGGTCGTCGTGTAGGCTTTTGATAGTGGCACATGCCAGATCATGCACTCGCTCATAGACCCGCCTTTTGAACACGCAAAAACCCCGACCTGAATAGGCCGGGGCACTCCCGTTAATTCATACTATAGCTTCTCTGTGCGGATCTGTCAATACAATGCACAATTGAGAGGTTCTTGTGGGCACGAAAAAGCGGCACACCTCCGGAGATGTGCCGCGATCGAAGGCGAACCTTCCATGCCTGGATCTGCCGCCAGGCCGCCGCGTGCTTTCATTTCGCGCTCGCTACCGTTCGGTCTGCCGCATTATTCCGATATTCACCACGGGCCAGCATTACCCCCACCCTCGGAACTACGATAGTTTTAGGCTGGTTCAGGGGGAAGGAGTCGAACCCTCGAACCCCGGCATGGCCGGGAGCGTACCACGCTGCATTACCCCCAAACGTGTACCCGTCTCTCCGGGCTGTCACACCACTTGGGCAGGTGTCGCCGGATGCCATGAGGCGAAAACGTGCCATTGGCAATGGTTGCGGCGGCGGGGATCGAACCCGCGACCTTCGGGTTATGAGCCCGACGAGCTACCGCTGCTCCACGCCGCTATGGGGCATATTGTAGCACATCATTCCTGATACACCTCAGGGATCTGCACGATGCCCTCCTGGATTGTCTCCCACTCCTCACCCGATCTGTACTGTGCCTGCAAGGCATAGCGCCACATGTCTGCATCATCCTGCATTTCTAGGAACACATAATCAGACCTGTAGCCCTCGCGCCCGATCAGTGTCACGCGCGCCCGATCGCCGCCGGGGATCGTCACAAGCTCTTGATCTTCGGTCGTTATGACTCCCTCATCGTCATAGAACACGGCACGCAACAGCGCATACTGATCGCCGCTGTTGGGATTGTGTACCAGTACCTCAACCTGAGGCGCCCAGATCGAGTAATGTATTACCCATGTCGTTTCGACCGACTCGACCTGGAAGCGCGACGCAACCCCGCCGCATGCGCTCACCAGGAGCGCAGACAAAGCCAGCATCAGAAGAAGTGCTCTCATGTATCCTCCTCAGAAATATGTGTCTGCCCCCGTCCCCACCACGCAGGGTAAAAATCATCATCCACTACCCGCAAACTCCACAACGGGCGTTCTGTCTGAGGCTCGCGGAAGTCTTCGGTTGCAATGACTGCCCATTGCTCGCCCTCCTTGTGCAAACTCGGGCCGATCCGCTCCAATGACGATGTGAATATCTCAACAATTCGACCATAGCCAGCACCGCCACATGA